TACGTTGTGCAAGCGCAGTCATTGCTCCAGCAGCATTCATAATACCTACAACATCTCCATTGGCATTAAAAACAAAATCTTCACCTTTTGATCTCTCAGGCAAAGCGTTTATTGCCGTAGCAGATCTAAATCCACTAATTGGCGCAGTTGCAAAAGATGGCTGTCCACCAACCATTGTTCCAGTTGTAACAGTGCCACGAGTTGTGTCAACTCTAGGGGCAACACCTTCTATTTTTCCACCTGGTGCAACAATAAATCCATCTTGGAGCTTTCTTTGCATTGCAGACAAAGTTTCACGAATCTGTGGTTGTGCAGGGTTTCCTGACAAACGTAATGATGCGGATAAAGCTTTGTCGTAATCAATTGGCTGATTGGTTGCTTGTGGCTCAACACGCTCTTGTGGCAAACCTAAAGCTGTGCCTAAAGCATAAGGGCTTGAGGCCATCCTTGGTCTTCCAAGATTTGCATTTAATGCTTGGCCTTGTGCTTGTTGTTGATTAGGAGCAAACTCTTCTAAGAAGCTAGAAACTTCACCACGTTGGCGTCTTTTCTCTTGCATCTCAGAAATAGCACGTTGACCACTCAAATACTGATCTGGTACAGATAAGGCAGACTTCAGACCCATAGAAGCATCATTGCTTAACAAAGAGCCAAGCAAGAACTGTTGAGTAGCTTGCTTTTGTAGACTACTCTTTTCTTCGTCACTAAGACCAGTAAGCGCTGCATCAGACAGCAAACCAAGATTAAACATATAGACTCCTTAAAGGCCCAACAAACCAAGCAAGCCCTGCTTGGAAGTAGATGATGTTTGCATACCAGAACCACCGCCAACATTGAGTCCCAATGCTTGGTTGATGATCTGTTGTTGCTCCAATGGCAGATTGCGGATGGCATCCAACTGTTGTTGTGAGAACTGTTGTTGTTGACCACCAATGTTTGCCAAAGCCTGTGCGCCAGCCAGACCCATCTGCTGACCACCTTGTGCAATATTAGCCATCTGACCAGAAGCACCTAAACGCTGTTGGTTAGCAGTCAAACCTGCTTGTTGATTAGCTAAGTTAGCTTGCAAGAAGTTCTGAGCATTAGTCAAACCTGCTTGTTGAGTCAGTCCTGCTTGTTGGGCAGAACGAGCATTTAGAGCCGCTTGATTAGCCAAACCTGCTTGGTTAAATGCAGAAGCACCAAACTGACCTGCTTGATTTAAAGCAGCTTGATTTGCCAGAGTCATTGCTTGTTGATTAGCGGCATTAAACTGACCCATCTGATTCTGAGCAGCAGCGTTAGTCAAAGCGGCTTGATTAGCGGCAGCACTTCCAAACTGACCCGCTTGATTTAATGCACCTACGTTAGCAAGACCTGCCTGTTGCAGATTACCCGCATTAAACTGAGCTAAAGCATTTTGTGCGGCGGCATTCTGTGCGGCAATAGTGTTTTGAGCGCCAGCGCCAAACTGAGCCGCTTGATTTTGAGCCGCTTGTGTAGATAAACCTGCTTGTTGAAGTTGTTGAGCATTGAACTGAGCTTGAGCATTAGCCGCTGCTTGATTGCCCATACCAGCTTGCTGAAAGTTTCCAGCATTAAACTGTGCCATCTGGTTAGCAGCCGCTTGGTTTGCTAATGATGCTTGATTACCTGCTTGAGCGCCAAATTGAGCTGCTTGATTAGCCGCAGCTTGTGATGACAAACCAGCTTGTTGCAAGTTTCCCGCATTGTATTGAGCCATTTGATTGGCTGCAGCTTGATTGGCAAGATTTGCTTGTTGAGCATTCTGCGTATTTAACTGACCAACACTTAGATCAACACCCTGATTTGCAAGGGCGGCTCTTAATGAGGCATCTTGATTTGCTTGGGCCGCTTGCAAAGCAGAAGCTTGATTCAGTTGTTGCGCTTGTAATCCAGTGGATTGGTTGGCAAGTGATGCACGTAAAGCAGCATCTTGGTTTGCCAAAGTTGCTTGTTGTTGCAGTTGAGCATTACTTAAGCCATACTGAACATCTACACCTTGGTTAGCCAAAGCTGCACGCAAGTTTGCATCTTGATTAGCCAAACCAAATTGACCAGCCAACTGCAAAGCTTGTTGGGTAGTAGCAGCATCTTGAGCTTGGTTAAGCTGTTGTGCTTGCATGGTACGAGCAATATCAGCCTCAGAAGCTTGTTGCGCTGCAGCATAAGCAGCGGCATTCTGTTGGGCAACCAATCGAGCCGCATTCTCTCCAAATGCACGATTAGTTTCTGCTTCTGCTACACCTTGGCGAGATCCACCAAATGCACGAGCTTGAGTAGCTTGAGCCGCAGTCTGTTGTTGTTGCAACTGGCGTGAACGCTCTAAATCTTTCAAACTTTGCTCAGTAACAGCCTGTGTATATGGGTTCATATACTGCTGAATGTTCTGATTCAAAAATGATGCAGCTTGAATATCACGAACATTTTGACGAGCTTGAGGAGCAATCTGTCCAAGAGCCTCAGAAGTAACTTGTGCGCCTGTTACACCAGTAGCAGATACATCCCTTGCACCACTACGTGCAGCTTGTGCGGCAGCGGCTTGTTGGGCAGCAATACGCTCTGCGGCAACACGTTCTGCTTCAATTTGTTGGGCAGCAACATCACGAATATCACCACGGGCTAAAGCAGCGGCTTGCGCTCTTTCTGCATCACCAGCAGTAACTCCACCAAACCCCTGTGATGTATAACCTAAACCCTGTGCTTGTGCAGCAGTACCAGCGCCAACTCCAGTAAATCTCTCAACAGGAGCAGCAGTTTGACCGCCATATCCTTGTGCCGTATAACCAGTAGCTTGAGCCAAAGAAGCAGGAGATGCTTGTGCGCCACCAAACTGAGAAGCTGTGTAGCCCTGTGAACCCGCCAAAGAAGCAGGACCAGCAGAAGAAAACTGACCAGTAGTAGCGTTATAACCTTGTTGAGCAGCTAAAGCCGCAGGGTCTACAGTAGCGCCACCATAAGCGTTATATGTAACATTCTGGGGATTGTAATTAGCAACACGACCAGCAGTATCAAATGCTGTACGCATACCAGTAAAGGTTTCACCTCTAGGGTCAGAGAACTGACGAGCAACATTAAATCCCGCCTGTTGGTCAGGAGTAAATCCTGCAAATTCACGAGCTTGTAAACCACCCGCTACACCCTGTGCGCTTTCTACGTTTTTTAAATAAGCGTCACGCAATGCAGGGTCAAGCTGCGCTGTTTGTTGACTTGAACCACCAGACATAATTACACCTCCGTTGATAGCCAATAATGTGTTGGCTTCATGTTAAATTTGGATACAAAAGTTCTTGACCAGCCTCTACGTCCTGTTAAGGTGATCTTGCGGCATCCCATGTCTTCAGCGAACTTCTGAATATGGGGGGTGAATGTCTCTAGTTCTACTAGATCACCAGAAGCCAAAAATATGTGCAAAACCTTCATTCTTGGAAAGTTTTGAACCTGAGTAACTACTGCGCTGTTAACCCCAGGCCATAATTGCATCGTACAACTGTCAATACAGTCGGCTACGTCCTGCATATTATGAGTGTTATCGTATTCTAAAGCAGGTTGAAGAATTTTCTCTACTTTTTGAAAAGATACAGCCCATAATGGTAATTCACCATTAACTTTGTACTTTTCATAGTCAATCATCTCAAACTGCCAGGTTTCCCATCAAATCTGATAACACCAACTCGCCAATCAGTTAATCTAACACCTTCAATCTTTGCGGCTACTTGTCTTCCGCTTAGACGTACTGAAGTAGGGCTTGCCATCGAATATGGGCCATAGTTGTATTCAGTAGAATTAGGATAAAACTTGGTGCTAAACCGCACTTGTACGTCACCTGCAGTCTTTTCATCAGGAACTAATCCTGTCAAACTCATGGTTCTATCTCCATTACCTAGCTCTACTGGTCCTGACTCAGCAAACAATGTCTGACCATCATAAGCAAAGCCTACTTCATGCTCATAGACGTAACCATCTGTAGAAACCATAATTGGGTTATTAAAGATGCCACGATCTGTACCACACGTACGTGCTAACGTACCAATAGCCCAATGATTCTCACGATAGTTGTAAGAAACGTAAGAATCTACTTCGTTTGATGCAGAGCTTGGGTAAAACCACCAAATCTCACCAAATGTTGAATTATGTACGCAATAAACCTTAGATGATTGAGAAACATTTAGGTTACTAAACACATAATCAGAAACGTCTGAATTCAACGGCTTAACAAAACCATCGTAAATCCAAAAGCCTGATCCAGACATCCAAATACAAGCATTGTCAGTAGTTGCTACTGCTTGCTTTGAAATAACACCACAACCAGTACCAACACGCTCAAAACCATAAATGAAAGGAGGACCAATGTATGTGGCAGTATGTACATCCACATCAGTAAACAGGATAGTAGCCCCACGGATGCGTTTAGCGCACTGTAAAGAGCCAATAGTGGTTAACTCAAAGTCTCCAGCTTGATTGGTTGCGGCAGGAGTCCAAACAGTATTGTTTTCTTGGTCACACCATTGAATCTTACGGGGATTACCACCCGCACCTAATCCAAATAAGAATCTTTCTTGAGTAACAATAAGACCAGTACAGCTAGTTGGTGCGTTAGTAATTGCAACAGCATCATTAGCAACATTTAACTGCCACTCAAGCAACTTACCATCTTTGGATGAACAAGCAACGAGATACTCGCCAAAGGTATCCAAACTCCAAGTAGTGGCAGGGGTATATGAACCTAAATCTGGTCTGGCAACACCATAGGCAGAACTTCCATAAGTTCCATAGCCATAACCAATCTTTAATATAGCATCAGCATCTCCAACAGTAAAAGATGTAGGAGTAATGTCAGTTAAAGTGCCGCCTTCATTCATTGCATAAAGCTTTGAATGTGTACCAATTCCGATACGTCTATTGTTTGAGTTGTCTCGCCAGTTAATCAAACCCCGAGCCATACCTGTTAACTGAGAGGTAGAACGCTTTCTCCATCCACCTACTGGACGGATGGTGCTTTCGTACCAACGTACCAGATTTGCGTTATTCCAACGGCCTTTAGACTGATAATCAGTCCCGTTCTTGTATACGCCTGGTGGAATTTGTAGTGGAATGTATGCCATATCTGCATTCTATATCGTTGGTAGATTAGACACAAAACTCATTGTGACAATTACAGATGGAATTGATGGCCTAGTTGGTGTTGAGCTAGCAACGTAATGTTCAATATATGCTCCAACATCACTTGTTCTCCAAACAATCTCAACATAATCATTTTCACTTAAATCAACAAAGAAATTTAAAGCACATATAACATGAAATGGATCTCCCATGCCTTTTCTTGGTGCTAGACCATATCTACTGTTAGATTTATCTATGTTTGTACCATTTTTTCTAAACCAAATGTCTACATCTTGAGAGGCATTAGTTGTATTTACTAATTGAATAGAAAACTGAATGTTATAAATTCCTGAGTCTGTAACATTAAGTCTTGAGCTATTTGATAAAGTGACTCCATTTGAGTAATCAGTTGTATCAAAAGTTATAGGATAGGCCGTAGTTGTATTGGCAGCAATCTGATCTGTGCCATCTTGAAAAGCCCCGTAAGGGTTATTCAGATACTTGCCACCCCTTGGTCCAAAAACAGACTGTATTGAATTAAGTAACTTGGTAAAAAACAACCTCAAGATGCCATTGTTTTGGTTCTGGACACTTTGAGAATAGACAATTCCTGATGTACCCAAAGATGGTATAGCAGGAATATCTAGTTGTTGTTTTACATTAGCCATTACTTTTTAAGCCATGTCTGCCATACAGCACCAGCCGCCATAATAAGCGCACTAACCCATAGAATAGGTTTAGCGGCAGAAGCAATCCACCCCAATACTTTAAAAGCACCATCAAGAGCCTTTATAGCCTCTACAAGACCTTTTGTATTCTTGTCGATGGTATCTACCTTAGACTCTACTTCAAGTAGTCTTTCGTAGATTTGGGCGTGGGTTACTTCTTGTTGCATTTAGACACCCATTTGTTTTCGTATCTTAGTTGCTGAAATAGCGTGTGTAGCATCGTCAAAAGACTCTTGCTCAATCTTGTATCCTACATCTCTGCCATATGTGATGTTAACCACATTAGGCACAAGTTGTATCTCATACTGACCTTGATACAAAGGATCTAAATCACGCTTGATAAAATCTTTAACCTGATTAGCAGCAAAGGGGTTTGAGCCGTTCCATCCCTGACAGTCTCTAATCTGGATAACCACTTGACCAGTTTTAGCCAATGCTCTCTCAAACAACTTACGATGGCCTTCATGCCAAGGTTGCCATCTGCCAAGCATCTGCACAGTTTCTTTCTGCCAATC